ATGGGATTACTGAAAGATTGGATGGCCCGCTTGGGATTCCGTCTGCCGGAACATCCGGCGGCTGAACCGGGCAGCGTGTTCATCACGATGGACGAAAAGAATATGCCGGTAGATGTGCGGACGGGTGATACGACACCGAAAGCATATGAGGATTATATCGGAAAGATAGTGAAGGATTTTGATAAACGGCTCTATCTGCCCGGCTGAACGATTCTGAAAGTTGATTTTGCGGACAAAGGCAAAATTCCCTCCCGACGGGGAAACCTGTCGAACTGGTACTCTCACAAATTGGTCCCGGCTGTCTATAGGCATAAGGCGGTAATGGGAAAACAGATTCAGCTACAAGATGCGGCTTATATACTAAAAGCGGGATGGAAACTGTTCAGCCGCCGGACATCGCTTGAAACCCTTCAAAAGGATAAGCAATACCGGGAGTTTATACGCCATAACGAGGCAGCAGGCCGGAATAACGTATCGGACGAGGGGAAACGGGTATATGCCGTGGCAACGGATGAAGGCGTACTGTTCTTTTCGGACAGTGGGAAAGGGATGAAAACGCGTAACAGCTACCTGCAACATCTGGCGGATAGCTTTTTCAACTTCTCAAAAGGAGTGGAAACGCTGAAACTGTACGAAATGGAGATACCTTCCCGGCAAGTGATGGAACTGGCGGACAATAGCATTGATAAGCTGGCCAAAAGCGACCTGCGTAATGCCGGTACGCAACTTCGAAAGTCGGAGTTCAGCTTTACCAAAGAGAAAATGGCAGGAAAAGAAATGCTGGAAGGTGCTGTTTGTACAGACAAATACGATCTTCGACCGGATTATAACAACTTTGACCGATTAACGAAAGAGTTTAATCTGGGCATCTCTCCCCGTAATTATGATGTTGCCTCGTTACTCTATATTTCGGAAAACGGATATGCAGGTCATGTGGTAGCGGATTATTTTCATCCGTTCAGTTACGAATATGAGTTCAGGGACTTGGCTGAAAAACTGGACGACAGCATCAAGGCACGGCAATCGGCGCCGATGTCATTACATGATTTCGGCTATGCAGCCTTGCAGATGGAAGCAAAAGTTATGGCAAGGGATATTCTGCAATCGGAGTTCCATATTACGGACGGGGAGTTCAGGCTGAGCGGAAAAGCGAACCGGACATCGCAAAGGACAAAAACACCGGAAAAGTGTTTGTTTCAGCAATCCAAAGAACCGGAACCGGAAAAATCGGGGTGTCAGGCTGCGAAGCATGTCTCTTCCGTTGTTCCGCAGAAGAAAGAAAAAAAACAACTGATTATATAATATGCTTATGGAAAAGAGAATGAATACAGAGTGTATGGAAAACGGCAGCCTGTACATGACGCTGGATGCTTTTTACCACCCCGTTTATTTAAGTATGCGGGGACAGGGAGAAGAAGGATTCTCCCGATATGTCAGTAATAACGTGCGGTTTCATGCAACAAGCAGGGAATTTGTACCCGACCACTGAATGTTCCGTTTCGACTTCAAAGACAAAAGTCTGATTCCTCCCATACTCGGAACAGATAATGCGGATTATCTGGAACGGCTCATGCCGGTATTGGAACGGAAAAGGATTCATCCTTCAGGGGTGGTGAGGCTGCGGGACGCGGCATTCTGTGAGGAAAGGGGAATCAGGCAATTGTCCGCCTCGGCAGCGCATACGGCACTGGCGGAGAATGAGGACTACCAACGGCTGGCACACCGTTTCGGAACGGACGGCCATGTGATAAGAAACGGATTGGCTGTATTTCCTACTTGTACGGCAGTGGAATACGGACAAAAGGTATTGCTGTTTGATAAGACAGAAGCAGGAGACAAGGAACTGGCCAAATTATTGGACGGAATAACTGAAAAGTTCTTTGAAGGAAAAGGGAAACCGAAGGAACTGGGATTTTATGAAGTAGCACCGTTGGATGCGAGATACCGGGGCACAATGTGTGACTGGCAGGTGACCTCGCCAGAGATATTAAATTATGGGATTTGTACAAAACGGCTGGATATGGCACCCACATTAAGAAACTTCAACCGTTTGAGAAATCTGCCTTTGGTTAAGGTTCCGCTGACAAAGGAACAGGAACGGATCATGTCGCAACTGGTGGCGCGGCCTGACAATACCCGTTTCTCCGGTCCGAACATGTCGGTGAAAGTTCCCATGAAAAGGGAAAGGCGTGGAATGAAAATTTAGTTTTGAAATATGGAAAAAGAAGAGAACAAGAGTGGCAGTGTGTATGTCACAGTGGACGGACACTTCAATCCGATACACATCAGTATGAAAGGCAAGGGTAAAGAAGGCTTTTGGGATTTCATGCAGGAAGATGTGGAAAAGGCTCTGAGAGGAAAAGAGATACCGACAACAGGCGTTTTATACTATGATGTGCCTGATCTGGCAATGGTCCCTCCTTTGCGGAAGAGAAATAACAGTAACTATTTGAAAACATTGGAAAAGGCAATGGATGGGCAGGGAATCGGATTGCAAAGTTACCTGCGTGTATCGGAAGTGGTGTATTGCCTGTGAAAAGATATAGACCCGTTGTCAAAAGATGAGCATTTTAAACGGATACTGACACCCGGCATGTGGGAGGAAATACAATCCTCACCTAAAATGGTGGAGAAAATGCTGGATGACCTGAAACGCGGGAACCATTATTACTCTGCCGTTGAAACGGATAAGGGCGTGCTTCTCTTTGATGACAATACAAATGGAGAATGGCAATTCAACAGTTATATGTATGAATATGTGGAGAAGAGTTTCTTTGAACCTGATTTTCCTTTAAAATCTCTGGCCGTTCATGAGTTGAGCGGATGGCCTTCCTTAATGGAAGGAAAGGTAAACCTCTGTAAAAATGAGCGGGGAGACTGGGTAGATGAGGAAACAATGAGACAGTGCGCATATCAGGACAGGTCTGTTTTGAAGAATGTAGTGGAAAGCAAGACTTTTGACCTTGCGCCTACATGGGAAAATTACTTCAATCTGACTGAAATAGGGGAAGGATTGGGATTGCCACGAAGTCCGGATAATTACGACCGGATGACCTTGCTTTTCATCCGGGAACAAGGATACCCGGAGGACGGGCTGGTTGATGAATATCCGGATGAGTTCAGCTTTTACGACAAATTTGAAGAGATTGAAAAAAAACTGTTAGGACCGGACAGATTGAATGTACACGACGAGATGCAGGAGAAAGCTAAAAAATTGGCAGGCGATTTGCTGAATGAGCATTTTCCAAATTTGCGTCAAAATACGGAAATGAAAGAGGGAAAAATAGAAAATGTCATAGTAGAGCGGAAGAATAAAGGCCTGAGAATATAAGGTGGCAGATGGTAGAGGAAAGGCTTGTCCATAGTGGAAACATAGGGATACAAGCCTTTCTTCATACCGTTTACTTTACTGTTGTGACAATGCACGACAAAATCCGACTTTGATTCCGCACACTTGTTTTTAGCGGAGAGTATGCCTTATTTTGCCGGAGAAAACATTAAAATGTATAAACTAAAAACATCATGTATGGAACTGACTATTATCGAAACGAGCGCGTATCTGGAAATGAGGAAACAGTTCAGTCTGCTGGCTGTACAATTGGAAGATTTCCGTAAAAAGGTTGCCCCACCCGCACCGGATAAATGATTGGACGCACAAGAGGTATGTCTGGCTCTGAAAATATCGAAGAGATGCTTGCAAAATTACAGGGACAACGGCCTTATTCCTTATTCAAACATAGGCGGGAAATTCTTCTATCGGGAAACGGATATTCAGGAGATATTGAGTGAAGGACTTGTAAAAAGGAAATAGGCTATGGCAGACATTATCACAAAGGATTCGGAAGAGTTCAAGGAATTGACCGGATGGATAAGGAGAGCGGGTAAGGCGGCTGAAGAAGCCACGGCAAGGATACGTCCCACAATTGCGGATGAGCATTACCTGACTGGAGATGACGTATGCGAGAGACTGCACATCTCACGGCGGACACTGCAAACCTTGCGTGATGAGAACATGGTGTCCTATACTACCATCGGTGGAAAGATTCTTTATCCCGAAAGCGGACTGTATGAGGTGTTAAAAAAGAACTATCGGGATTTCCGAAGGTTCAGGAAATAAAGAAAAAGACAAAAGGAATGTCCCTCCGGCCTGCCGGCTGAAGGGGCATTCCTTTTGGTCGGTATTAGACGGCCAGTTTGTAAACATGGCCTATCTTCTCGCAAAGTTTGTCGGTATCTTCGCCCACTTTTGGATTGATAAGCTCGGCATACACCTGCGTGGAAAGGATGGAGTTATGTCCTAATACCTTTTGCAGGGTTTCCAACGGCATCCCTTTGAGAATGGCCAGAACTGCGAATGTATGACGTCCGATATGCGGGGTGACTTCGGTATGGCAATCGCACTTCTTACCGATGATTCTGAGGCTGAGGAACATCGTGTTGTATTCGCCTACGGGGAAAACACAATCGGGGGAATCCTTCTTCTCGTCCACACCCCTGTATTTCTCAATAAGCTCAATGGCTATGGGCAATAACTTCACGACATAGGCCACTCCGGTTTTTATACGGTTGCCCATCAACCATGTGCCTCCCTCGGAATCGGTATGGATGTTGTCGTAAGTAATGGCTTTGAGGTCGGCATATGCAAGACCGGTGAAGCAACAAACCACCCCAATCGCATCCAAGTAACAACCGCAGCAAGTGAAACGTAAACCGTTGAATTATAATAGATTTGCTCAATATCGCATCTTTAGCGAAAGAGGGAAAAAGGCAAAATATAGAAGCGGTTCAGCTACCAAGTCGTTACCTATTTTAGACGAGGATAAACGCTGAATATCAATGCTTAACAGACTGCGGAAGAATGAAGAAACATAGCCCGAAAGACAGACAGGAACAGCGGTTCCGACTTGCCCGGGTTCCGTTGCAACGTTTCGCCCAAGTTTTCATATCCGGTCAAAAGCCAATTAGGAGTATTATTGCAACTAAAATGAAGAGTATGAAAACAGAATTCAAGGTGCTGCTCTACCTGAAACGAAACGGGCAGGATGCGGAAGGGTTATGCCCCCTGATGGGGCGTATCACCGTCAAAGGAAAAACGAACTCCGTCGCACAATTCGCATGCAAGTTCAAAGTGAATCCAAACCTATGGAATGCCACCTCACAGCGTTGCACCGGCAAGAGTAAAGTAGCGGTCTACACCAACCGTGAGATTGAGAAGATGCTGCTCCTTCTACGCCAACGGTATAACGAGCTGTTGGATATGAAGGCCGACATCACCGCTGAGGAAATTAAAAACACATTTCAAGGAATCGCTACGGCACAAGCCACCCTGCTGGGATTATTCCGGGAGCACAATGAGGAATATGCCTTGCGTGTGGGCGTGAACCGGAAAGAAAACAGTTTCTACCAATACAAGAACACCTATCACCATGTCGCCGGATACATTACGGACAAATACAAAGTGTCCGATATTCCGGTAAAAGCACTGGACGGATCGTTTATCGAATCGTTCGAGCTTTACCTCCGTATTGACAAGGGGATGCAGACCGGCAGTTCCATCGGACATGTACAACGTCTGAAGCACATCGTACAGACAGCGGTATATCGTGGCATCCTTTCTTTTAATCCTTTCAAGGAATTCACTCCCCTGAAACCGAAACAGAAGCAACTTTACCTCACCCGTGAAGAACTGGAAAAGTTAATGACGACCACATTCGACACGCCCAACCGGAACTTTACCCGTGATATGTTTCTTTTTTCAGCGTTCACCGGAATCTGCTACTGCGACATGTGCAACCTGCGAGAATCTAATATAGTCAAGGCCGATGACGGCAGTCTGTGGATCGAAACGAAACGCCAGAAAACAGGTACGCCCGAAAATGTGCGTCTGCTGGATATTGCCATCACTATTATAGAAAAGTATAAAGGAATGGCACCGGATGGGAAACTGTTCCCGATGTTGCATAACACGAGCTTCAATCCCCACCTGAAGAAAATCGCCAAACAATGCGGCATAGACCGCAACCTTTGCTTCCATCAGGCCCGGCACACATTTGCCAGCGTGGTCTGTATCTCCCAGGGAGTGCCTATTGAAACGGTCAGCAAGATAATGGGACATCGCAATATTTCCACGACACAGCGGTATGCGAAAATCACGCAGGAAAAGATAGACCGTGACGTGACCGCATTAAGTTTTAATATAGAGGACAAATTCACCTTGCAGGGAATCGACTCCGAACCCTCCCACATTCTGAAAGACGTGAGCAGACGGAAATACCGCCCGAGTAAAAGGCCAATGACCAAGAGTGAAAAAAGAACAATAATAACCGATAAATAATATGACCTATGCGTAGTACATTCAAACTGTTATTTTACATCAACCGCCAGAAAACAAAGAAGAACGGCAGATGCCCCATCATGGGAAGAGTGACCATTGACGGGAAGATGACCCAGTACACCACCGGACTGGAGATCGAACCGGACTTGTGGAATCCTGAAACCGGCAGAGCCATGTCGGGAGGTAAACGGCTGGAGAACCTTCCTCCCGAAGCAAAGGACGAGGTAAGGAAACTGAATATTCATCTGGACGGACTGGAAGAGAAGGCAAAGAAAGCCTATAACGAAAAGGTGGAAGAAATAGGATACGTATCCGCAGAGCTTATCAAGAATGTCCTTACCGGCAAGGCGCAGACAAAAGAAACCCTGCTTGCCCTGTTTGATGAGCACAATGAAGAGTATGCCAGACGGGTGGACACGGACCGGACGCATCATTCTTATGTAAGGTATCTCACCGGGCGTAAGCACCTCGCCAATTTCCTACAATATAAATATGGAATAGAGGATATTCCGCTCCGTCAGCTTGACATGCAGCTGATCGAGGATTTCAAGTTCTACCTCTCCACGGTACTCCGGTTAAAAACCGTCTCACTGAACGACTACTTAATTTTCCTGCACAAAATCGCCCGTCGTGCGGTAAAGCAACGAACCATTAAGCGTGATCCGTTCGCCGGTTACAAGCTGGAATCCGTTCCGGTGAACCATCGTTATCTCACCGGAGAACAGTTTGCCAAACTGACGGGTGTGGAGTTACCTACTTACCGGCTATGCCATGCACGTGACCTGTTCGTGTTCTCGACGTTTACCGGACTTGGCAGGGCTGACCTTGCCAACCTCACTTCCGAGAATATCGTCACGGAACCGGACGGTTCGAGATGGATTCACATAGAACGTCAGAAAACGAAGGCGGAATGCCATATCAAGTTACTCGATATTCCAAGTCGCATTATCGACAAATACAAGGGAGAGGGAAAGGACGGAAAACTTTTCTTCGTACCGGCAACCAGCAGTTTGTGCCGCAGCCTGAAGATGATAGAAGAACAATGCAAACTGGGATGTCATCTGACCTTCTACATGGCCAGGCATAGTTTTGCCACGCTCATTTGCCTCGGTAATGGTGTACCCATTGAAACCATCAGCAGGATGATGGGGCATTCCTCTATTCGTACAACACAAATCTATGCCGAAATAACCAACCAGAAGGTCAACCGGGATCTGCTCAGACTTGCGGATACGACAAAGAATCAATACAGTCTGCCTGATGATAAAATGACGCCGAGAGTTTACCAATGCGGACGTTACAACGGCTGGAAAGAGGAAGAAGACAAAGATGATAACCGGACATCCGGCAAGGCGATGTAGCCATGAAAGAAGAAAGAGACAGGACAAAAAACGGGGGACAACCAGTGAAGGCTGTCCCCGTTCTGTTATTCCAAAGCCTTATGATAATTATCTTCCAATAGCTTTTCAATATCCGATGCTTTATACAAGATTTTACCACCTAACTGAATATAAGGTATACGTCCCTGATTGCGATAATCCTGTAGGCATCTGCGACTGATTTTCAACAACCCGGAAAGCTCCTTGTCAGTTAGAAACTTTTCTCCTCCAAGTGGAGGACGACTGTTGTCTATTATTTTTTCTATTTTCACCTGCATCTCGTTCAGTGTGCGGAAGAAACCGGCTACACGTTCATTGCTTTTGGTTATAATGTCGTCCATTGTCTGTCTGATTTTATAAGTTAACCGTTTTTCTTTTTTCTCTCAATATTTTCTCCTTGCGTTTTAGGCCGACATAAGTCACCAGTTTCTCTACATCCTCCGCTTTGTAGTAGATTTTATGCTGGATTTGCGAGTATGCCAACTTTCCGGTATCCCGGAGAGTCTGTAAAGTTCGTGGGGAGATGTTAAGACGTAGGCAGACATCCTGGTTATCCATTCATTCACCGAGCTTTTTCTCTTCTGTCTTCTTACAAAGGTGATCCACATGAGTGGATAAATTCTCAATCCGGTCCATGATGTTTTCAAAGATCTCGGCTTCAATGTAATATACTTCCAT